ATGACTTCTTGTGCGAAGTCCATATCTTTGGGCGCCCATATCAGTCCCGACTCAAAGAGCGGAGATACTGCGTTTACCCTCGTGTGTTTATCATTACCACGCGATGGTGAGAAATTTATAACAGGAATACCCATTTTGCGCAACTCATAAGTTAGAGGCAGACCACTGGCTTTAGATTCAATGATTACAGTTTCAGGGTTCCAGTAACCATATTGTTCAAGAGCAATACGCCGGAGTTCAGGAAATTCATACCGACCCTTTAATGAATCTAATAATATTAAACTTGGTGGAGCATCTTCATTTTCTGTAAACACACCCCACGTTGTTATTGCACTATAGTCAGCTGTCTCCTTTTTCATAAATGCAGTGTCATAAGATTGTATAATATGTTGTAATGGTGGCATATCTTCTTCTTGCCAATCTCTCCACCACTCACGTTTTATTAAAGCTCCTTCTTCTGAAGTTGGGTTTTGCATATACTGTGCATTCCATTTACTCAGAGGAATACTAGCTTTAACAGATTCTAAATCTTTTAAATTCCAATACTCCGGCCAGACAGGTTTACCTGAGGGTAAGATAGCAGGGAACTCTACAATTTCCCACTGATCAGATTTAATTCCTTTTTGAGCATTTAATAATCTACCTGTTAAATCTTTTTCATTCCATCTTGTCATGATAACAACAATTGATCCACCAGGTTGAAGACGTTGTCTAGGTCCTGATGTGTACCATTCATAAGTTCTATCTAAAGCTTGATTGTTCATAGCATCTTGTTCAGTATGTGGGTCATCAATAATTAATAGATCAGCTCCCCGTCCGGTAATAGCAGAGCCAACACCAGCAGCATAGTATTCACCACCTTGTTCGGTTTCCCATTTACCTGCAGCTTGAGAATCAGGATTAAGTCTAGTTTTAAAAACTGATTTATATTCTGGTGAATCCATTAAAGCTTTTGCTTTACGACCAAATCTTACAGATAATTCAGTTGTGTTAGTAGATTGAATAATTTTTAATTTAGGATTTCTACCTACCATCCACGCAGGTAAAAGATAAGAGCCAAATTCAGACTTGGTATGTCTTGGTGGCATATTAATAATTAATCTTTTAATTTTACCTTGGGCTAGTTTATCAAACTTATCTGCAATTTTTTTATGATGTTTACCTTCTATAAAATCAGGCCAGACATGTTTTACAAAATCCATAAAATTATTTTGTATTCCAGTGGTCTTTTTCTTTTCACCATACTGCGCAGCTAATAAAGCAAATTGTCTTCTGACATCAGCAGGTAATTTATCAAAATTCTTTAGTTTATCTTTATCTATCATAGCAAAAAATTTTTCCGCAAAATTTTTGCAGAATTTTTTTGGAAACTCAAAAAGTATTTTACAGGTTTAAATGTATGAATCAAGCCATAAAGGGGATAGTCTGGGACCCCTTTTCTGCAAATAAAAAAACAATTAATTAAATAATTTAAAATTTAGGATGGACCCTGGTACCTCTATCAATTAAGAAGTACCAGGAAAGAGAGGGGTTTAATCTAGTAATGTCATGTATGCTTTAGCATTCATTCTACTAAACATAGATAAACCTTGTTGTACTAAAGTATAGTTCTCTAGTTCTTCATCTAGTTTAATCTGATCGTATAACTTAGCCTCTTCTTCAGTTAGCATCTCAGATTGACCAGAATATGGGTTAGTTCTTTTTGTATTTCTTTCTGTCATATCTAGGACCATATAGGATAAGTCAAGCATTGTCAATCCTTTGGATTGAAGTTCTTGTATAAGGATTGCCTAAGTAATCTTCGCTTGTATTGCTTACCTTGGCATATCCACCACTCTCTCGTCTTTGTCTAATAAACTCAATCGCTCTACCTTGCTCAATACTATCCATATGTACATTTAACCAATCGTGCTCACAACTTTGACTACAAAAGTATTTACCTCTTGTATTATCATAATAGTCGCCTCTATAGTTTTCGTTCATATTTACAGATGCATACCTACCTCTAATCACACCTCTAGATTTTAAAAACCTATCTTGTGTAACTCGTTCATGACAGGTTGGTCCTTGGCAAAAATGTTTATTCGGCATCTGGAATACCCCCAAACATTGACATAACACCAGCAAATAAAATTAATAGCCCCAATATTCTATGTTCGCCAGAGTGTATAAAAGTTATAAAACCTAACATCACTATTATAAACCCTACTAGTATCATCATTAATCTTCCAATTACTTCGCCCATTAGTACCTCACATTCCAAGTTTTTTTAGCTGTTCTATAACCTTGTGCATCAAGATCAAAATAAGTCATTAAAGCATCGCCAATTTTAGACTGCCAAAATCTTGACTTGTTATCCCATTTACCATTTCTAGTAATATGTCTGCCGTCTTTGTTGGAGTAGTATGTTATTTTAAAGTGTTTATCTTGTATCATTCTTTCCTCTCTTTCTATGGGTATCCTATACTAAATAGGATACCCTGTCAAATGTTAATTTAAACTTTCTTCGTATTGTTTTCTAGCCAATATTTTAGCCTCTCTTGACTGATGTTTATTTTTCATACCTTTAATCATACTAGCCAAATTACTAGGATTATAGATAGTCAAACCTGTTGAGTTAGTTCTTATTAACTCTGCCTCATCAAGTTCAATACCAAGTTCAGTTGCAAGTTCAATACCCTCGCTTAGATACCTGTATGCTTTCAATCCAATTTTTAATTGGTCGCATTGTTTCATAATTGTATCAATCCATTTTTGATGACTAACAACTAAATTGCCTTTTGCAATTCGCCAAGTTTCAAATGCTTGGTACTCATCTTTGGTACAAGCTATTGCTCTTGATCTGCAATAAGATGTTCCAATTACATCAAGATAGTATGGCTCATCAAAAGTTTTTGCCATACCTATATCTTCGCCATTATGATATTGACTACCACTATATCCAAGTGCTTTCATACACTCATCAACATGTTTAGTTTTATGTGGATTATCTTTATTCTCATTTTGTTGAGCATAGATATCTGGGTTGCAATCTTTTGCTTTTAGTTCTTCTCTAAAATATGCAACTGCAAATTTCTTGCCGTCTTCATCACTATACTCACTACCATTTAGATTGCCAAACAAACCAAAATCAAAGTGTGATTTTACCTCTGCTCTTTTTTGTGTTTCTTGGTCCATAGCACCCTCGTTGTGTGCAAAGTAAAAGCATTTATCTTTGGCAACAACATCACAGGGACTTCCATATTTCTTTTTGAAAGTTCTAAGTATTGCAACATCTTCTTTTGGATAAGACCTCTCAACAACTTCTTTTGCAAGAATACTTGCACCCTCGTATGCACTATCAACTTGTTCTCTTGCTTGAAGATATGTTTCTCTTTCCTGTGTGTCCTCATTCTCAAAGACATTTTTTATTTTATTAAAGAGTTTGTTTCGCAACTCTGTGTTCATTCTAACTTTAGTCATTTTGACCTTTCTGTTAATTAATTAATTTTTTTAATTTATACTATTGACATTCTTTGTCAATAGGATTATATATAAATTTCCTATCTTATTAGATAGGATGATCAGTCATTATTGACTGTGAGTATAAACACTAGAACACGGGTGAAGATAATTGGGGTACCGGTCCAATGAGACTAGATAACTGACGATCTCTAGGCCCCGCGTAGCATAGTGACTGATCATTATTTGCTGGACTCTATTAGTGCTTCGATGCATGCGATCGATTGTGTGAAGAGAGTCCTGCTAATAATTTGAAAGCTCAAGGGCGTCCAAATCTGCCGCTGGCATTTCCCTGTACGTTACCAATAATGGGTGAAACCTAGGGACCTGGAGTTTGGCCGGCTGTTAGTACGTCGACGGAAAGCAGCTGGTTTGTATGAACCAAGCCGCAAGCTTCAAGCCGCAAGCCGCAAGCTTCAAGCTTGACAAAGTAAAAAGATTATAGTATAGGATAAAAAAGGAGAAAGTATTTATGAAAGTAAAAGAAGCAGAAAAAATCACTGGGTCAATGACCCGAACAAAAAAAATGCCAGGCCTGAGTATTAGTCTTCCAGCCTGGGAATGTAAAACAGGTAGCAAGCTTAGAAAAATTCCTGGCAGTGTCTGCGCTAGCTGTTACGCCCTGAAGGGTAACTATACAAGATATCCAGCAATTAAAGCTGCGCAATATGTAAGACTCGAAGCCCTGAAGGATAAGGACTGGACCGCTGCGATGGTTGCACAAATTCAGAGACAAAAATATTTCAGATGGCATGATGCAGGGGACGTCCAAGATCTAGATCATTTAAATAAAATTTTTGAAGTTTGCAGATTAACTCCTGACACTAAACACTGGATGCCAACCCGTGAGGCCTGGATTAAAAATCATCTTGAGCATAAACCTTCAAACCTGGTGATCAGGTTCTCTCCTCCAATGATTGGCCAAAGAAATGATTCTTGGCCCAACTCTTCAATGGTTGTAACTGAGGGCGCCAGCTGCCCCGCACCTTCACAGGGCGGCAAGTGTGGTGACTGTAGACAATGTTGGAATCCTGCTGTAAAAGTAGTAAGTTATGGAAAACATTAATGTTAGTATACCGGCACCCAAAATATTATACTGAAATTCGCAAACGTGCGAAAGAACAACAAAAAAAATTACGCGAGCGTAATAAACTGGATCAGGTCATTAGCCACAGCGCTTCGACGGAAGCTAATTCAAGGCGTGCACCTGGTCCGGGCCTCAAGCCACAAGCTTCAAGCAGCAAGCCACAAGCTAAACCAGAACCTAGTTCAGGTTCTTGAGGTGCAGGGCGCAAGCCTCAAGCCCCAAGCAGCAGGGTTCAAGCTTCAAGCCACAAGCATCAAGCTGCATTATATCCTTCCCCTCATAAAGTTTTACAAGGTTAAGGGAGAGGGCCTTAACTAGGATAAATGTATTGTTGGGATGTCTTTTATGAAATGAAAATTGATGTGGTGAGAAGCGTATCTTGTTGGTCTTTGTTACTTTCAGCTCAACAGTGAAAAACTTGCCAAAATTATTATAACCCAATAGATCGGGAGTACCAAAAGCGCTAAGGTTTTCAAGCCTTGTCCACGATATTTCTGGTGTAATTCTTTTAAGCTCATGCCATAGTTTCCGTTCAGGTTTGACTGACATTTTTACTACTACAGCTTCTTAATAACTTTGCCCATTTTCCAAGTTTCAGGAGTAATTGTAAACACCAATCTATGAGATTCTCTTACTCCTAATAATTTATTTTGCAAGAGCTTTACACCATTGATGTCATAAAATTCTCCGTTAGGTAATACGACTTGCACTCTAGCATCCTGAGCAGTGGGTGATGTGGTAAACTTATCTACAATTTGCTTTAATAACTTTCCAGTAAACATGGGTTGATTTATATTTTAAGTTGTATTAAAAGTCAAACATGGGATTACCAAAAAAATTAACAGAAAGACAGATGAAGTTTGCTCATGAAATAGTAAGCAACGAAGGTCGGAAGACAGCAACTGAGTGTGCTAGAGATGCTGGTTTTGAACCAGAGCATGCTAGACAATACGCAAGTAAACTTCAGAATCCAAAATTATATCCATTAGTAGTAAAATACATTGGAGAGTTAAGAGAAGAGTGGCAGAAAAAATATGAAGTCACTTATGATAGACACATTTCAGAGCTAGCAAAGTTAAGAGAAGACTCAAGAAAAAAGGGAGCTTGGTCAGCTGCAATCAATGCTGAAGTGGCCAGAGGAAAAGCGGCAGGTCTGTATATTGAGCAGAAGATAATACGTACCGGTAAGCTAGAAGACTTAACAACAGAAGAATTAGAAGCACGAATGAAAACCATAATAGACGATTATTCACCAATCTTAGAAAACGTTCCATTTGAAGAATTAAAAGACCAAGTACAATCCAAATCAAAAACCAAAAAAGAGTCAGAATCATTAGATCAATCTGCGTCTTCCGAATCTTCTAATTGAGTTTTTAACATATCTATCATCCAATCATTATCTCTGAACACACCCATCATTACATTAGTTAATTGATTGACAACAGCTTCTTCATGTTCTTCTTTTTCTAATGCAGCTTTTTCTTGATTCAAACCAGACACCTGAACAGCTGCATGCATAATCTCATGAAATATTGTGTTAGCCATCTCTTGACCACACAAATCATGTTGAACTTGTATAACATTTTGTCTGTAATCATACTCACCAAAACAATCAGTCAATTCCCATTTTTTATAATTAGGTCTAACATATCTAATCTTAATATCTTTGTAACCTACTCTAACATTGTTAGGTAAATCATAAGTCTCAACCGGAATAGGTTTAGCTTTTTTTCTAAAATGTTTTGTCTTCTTTCGTATTTTCATATGGCTACCATAGAGTTTTCATTTTGAAAAACAAGTTTTTTAAAAAGGTAAAAAGGTTCTTTCGCGCAGGGAATCCTGCTATTGTCACACTGTGAAACACATTGTAACACGATTGAAACAACACTTTATTCAATAATATCAACTGTTTAAGCTGATTGTCACGTTGTAACACCCTCTCTCCGCTGAAAAAAATATTTTTATTCATTTTCAAATTCAAACTACTATGGACCCTGATGCCTGAAGCTTGTTTCTATAATATAGGTCAACTCTTCTTAACCATTCCCACATAAAGCCTTGAAATTCCTTACCTTTTGATACGTACTTTAGAATGGTTCCATCTTTAACGCTAATTAGAATCACTCCAGACTGTATATTAGAACCATAAACATAGTTATGAGCTACAGCATAAGCCGCAGTCTGTATAAAATAGTCATCAATCCATTCACGTTTTTTAAATTTATTAGATTGTTTAAAGTCCATTATAGCCTCAACACCTTCATAGACTCCAGCAATATCACAAGCTCCAGCGTAAAGTCCAGGATAGTACATCATCATTTCCATACCCCATACTTCGTCAATAGAGTTCTTAAAACCACTATCAATCAAATTTTGGGCCATGACCCCAGCCTCTTGGCCAATGTCAGTTAAATCCATGTGACCCTCACCTTTGATGTAGCCTTCAAGTATTCGGTGCATAATTGTACCTCTAGCTGCCGCATTGTCTCTAATCTTATCTGCCTCAATTTCGCCTACTTTATGCCTCCATCTAGACAAACTTTCTTCTTTCTCTTTTGAACGAGTTTGACCCAATATGGTCGTCACCGACGGAAGCTTCTCACCTTTTGCAGAGTAAACTCTACCCTCAGGTCCATCAACCCTAACTGGATCAAGATAATTATATTTAGTGTTCCACTTTACTGTCATGAAATAACTCCCTTAATTTATCTATGTACTTTTCTCTAAGTTCAGCATCATGTTTTACATCATCAATTATAGAACCTATTATATCAATATCATCATGAAAACGTCTGTTATGTAAATTATTTAATCGACTCAACTCAAACTCAGTCACTTTTCTACAATATTCATTGCTTTCAACAAACTCTAAAAAACGTGCTGCAAGATAAGGTGTAACATCTCCCTTCATGTTGTTAGCTTTCCAGGACACAAACATAATATTTTTAGGTCCATATGGCATGGTAGATAATATTCTATCTTTAGAAATATTTGTTGGAGTAGCACTCTTCTTACCCTTAATTCTAGTCATTTGAATCCAAGGAAAGTATGGACAATTTAAACCATATTTTTCTTTTTGATTCTCCCAACATTGAAGAAACTCTTCATAAGATTTAAAATCATTTCCATTTAGAGATCTTGTAATACCACTGTACAATTCTTTAAAATAACCTCTTTCAGTTTCCTTGTATCTTATATCATTTATTCTTTGTTTTTTTCTATTCTTTGATTTGTATTCTGCACATCTTTTATTTTCACATGTAATACATCTAGCATTATATTTTTTGCCACCTGCCTGAGAGTGATGCTTTTTAGCATAGAAATAGTCTTCTGTTCTAGGATATGTCTTACCACATTTTGTACATGTTTTATTTTCTAATCTTTTAGCTTTCCATTTTTTTCTAAGAGTCATTTTGTAATACCATTCTTCCTATTGTTGTTGCCGGATTGTAGTCTAATTTACTACAAGCCATTAAAGTTAATAACATCAGTACAATTATTATTTTTTCTCCAAACATATTTTAGTTTCTCCCATTTCTATCGTTTGAAAGTTAAAAAAAGTTAAGACGTGAGCAATGGTGCTTGTTTCCATTTTATCTATATCATCAATAACTATTCTACTCTGAGGCGCTGATCTATGAGCAAACCATATAGCTTCAGTAATTACATCTTTAGTCATGTGTGGACCATCCAAATAAACAAACGAATAAATCTTTTCATTCCAATTAGGATGACTCATAAACATTGTATCAGTCATATTAGCTAAAACAAACTTACCAGATTTTATATATTCATCCATGTCTTTCAACATAGTATCTCTCATTTCATCAGTGTAATCTGCTGAAAACTCACCTCTAAACTCTTCGGGCCAACCCTTTGTAAAAGTTCTGTCATGATGTTGATATTCTAATTCACCATATGGATCTACTCCTACATGCATGTAATTATTTTTTACATTGTCCATAATAAGTTTAGAACTATGACCTTTACGTACACCTATTTCACAGCTGTAATGACCTTTGCAGTCAAAGTCTTTAGCCCATTTTATAAGTAGATCGTATTCTTTACCATCTCCCTCAATCATAGCTTAAAGCCTTCTAAAGCACCTAATTTTTCTTCTGCTTCAGTTATTTTTTGTAACTGTTTGTCTACTTCATCAATGTGTTGTGGATGTTCACCAATACCTACAGAATTTTCTAGATATATTTTGATAGTGGCATCAGCTTCTGTAATTTGTGCATTATATCTAGCTTCCAATGCATCTATTATTGCTCTTCTCATTTTACATCCTTTCTTATTCTTTTCATTCTTTGCATCTCACTATACAACTCTTGCATGTTAAATGCACTACATTCAGCGACAAAAGAAAGTAATTCTTCACGCATACCTTTTTGTTCTTCATAAACTTTTGCTTTATTCTTACTTATCACTTCAAAGTGTTCTTCTTTTAACTCAGACATTTTGTTCCTTTCTAAAGTATTTGGTTGCTTTCATTCTTATGTACTCATGATCAAAGCCAGCAAACGTACACACCGCCTTAAAATCTGCGTTAGGTTCTGTAAACCATTTACGGGCTGAGTCATTATAGTTTCTATAAGACATTCCATAAGATTTAAAACCTTTACCCATTGCATCTTCAAGAGCTACAATTAAAACGTTTCTCCATAAAGATTTAATAGGGTCCCTATGTTCACCTGCTATATCAAGCGCTCTTAGACTTAAGTTTTCCATTAAGTTTTTTTACTTTCTCTTCAACTAACATTCTTATTACTTGTGCTCTAGACAGAGTGACCCCTGGTGCCAGAACCTTTGCTAACTTATCAATATTACCATAACAGGTATGATCAACAGCTAGACTTTTATATTTACTTATATCAGTCATTAGTATATCCTTTCGATTTATATATAATCATATAGGATTATTATATTTAATTACAAGGTTGTCAATGAAATTTTTTTTAACAATATACATATGTTCAGTAGTATCACAACAATGTGCTGAAATACCACCAGAAAAACACGATTATAAACGTCTTTATGGAACCCATTATGGATGTGTCCAAAAAGGGATAGGTGAATCATATGGAGTTATGTTTGATGGAAAAGTTTTTTCAGCTAACGTTATTGAGACCGCAGAATTGTATCCAAAGTTTTTGTGTGAGAAGGTTTCAAACTATCAAGAGAACGAACTACCTAATACCACTCCTCTCGAAGAAAAGGATCTTTAGTCTTATTATACTCTCTAGCTAGGTCGTCTGCCTTGTTTGTTATATTTCTTAAAACTACGTTTTTCATTTTTATTTAAACTTTTCTTATGACGTCGAGGACGCTTCTTAGGTTTATCTCTTGTCTCAAATGATTTAAACTTTCTAGCCATTTTGTTGTTTTATAAATTCTTTATCTCTTTCACTTAATTTTAAATATCTTATACTACCATTTACATGTTGTCTAGTATCTGACCCACAGGTTGTACATCTATAATAATCAGTAACAATAGCAACTAATATAGTGTCTTCTTGGCATTCTTCACAAACACCATGCACAGTATCTATATTACTAAAAGTTTTAAATTTATCCAACTACTTTACCATCTTTCCATTCCATATCTGGAAGGCCTTCAGTGTATTTTTTCCCGTCAAAAGTAAGAACTTGTTTTCTATTTGAATCTGATTCGTGATAAGATATGTGGACCCATCCGCCTGCAGGATCATCTTTATCAAAATATTCCATGATCAATTGATCGAAGTCCACGTTATTTTGTAGCCAGTAAGCTGTCTTAATGTTGGGCACGCCAAATATCTCTAGGTCCACGGCCTGGCCCTTCGCATGCTGCGAAGTCTTTTTGCTGCCGATCGCTTCACACAACGCTTCACTACGATATCCGCTGGTGATGGTCACAGCTTTGTCGAAGTGTGCACGTAAAGGTTCGAGCACTTCATAACATAAGTCACCTAAACTTTTAATCTCACCTGCTCCTGGTGTATTATCGATGCCCTTACGTTGAGCAGTCATCGAATTGGTCATCTCTCTTAAAGTAAAGTGTTTACTTAATTGCATATTTTTTCCCATCTAATTTATTTTCTTTATAATTATTCATCATTACGTCTACAAATCTATAAATATTTTGTTTTACTGATTCTGGTATTGATTGTAAAAAACAATTAACACTATATCTTTCCCCTTCTTTAATTGGTTTTACTTCATGTACCCAAAAAAAATCAGCAGGAAAAATTAATGCATCACCTTTATCTAATTTTAGTCTTTTTTTTCCTTTAAAGAAACAAAATTCTCCACCTTTATAATTATTATTTAAATTAAAAGTACAAGAACCATATATAAATGGAGCATGATCTGTATGAGCATGTATTTTTGCTCCTTTTTTATATTTCATTAATCTTAACATATGTGAATATTTAAGAGTTTGTTTTCTTCCCACATGAAACATATTAAATTTATCAGTACGTTCATGAAATAAATTAATTATTTTTTCTATTTTATCTGACACTAATTTATGTTCATTTGTTGAATGAGGAATAGTAAATACATCCATTGTTGAAGTGGTATCTATATTTGTTGTTGCTTCAGGACAATGTTCCTGAATAGTTTTTTGTTTATTTTTTTCAAAACAATCTATTAATAAATTACATTCTTTTTCTGATAAAAATTTTTTTTTGTGCAAAATTAAATTGTCAATGTTAAAATTCATTATTCTAATATTAACTTCTTAATAGATAAACTTCCATCAATATTTTCTTCTAATTCTGCCATAGATTTTATGCATTGATATCTAACATGGCCTTCAGGTTTTAACTGACGTTTAGCTGTACGTTTGCCTTTAAGACATTCGGACATAGACTCTTGTATACGAGCCTCTTTAATCTCTCCTTGTACAATCATAAGTAAAGCTACAACTAACTCAGTCATATTTTCTCACATATATTAATATTGATAATACAATAGTTGAAACCACAATACCCATAAAAAATAAACCTATCATACTGTTTTACCTTTGTTGGGTCCTTGCTTTAGTACATATTTCTGTGTACCATGCTTGCCAGTTTCTACTTCTTTTTTTAAATTTTTAGTAAAACTCATTTGTTTAGCTTTCTTTTCCATATCTTCTAAGTATTGTACAATTTTTCTAGTAACTCTTTCCATTTTCTCTTACCTTATCTTTTAATCCTTCTATATCAGTCAATGCTTTATCTAACTGTTCTCTTAAAAATTCTATATTAACTTTGTTAGTCATATTCATTTCTTGAGTCTCTTCCATCTTTTCTACAGTTTTATATAAATCTTCGATTAAAAAATGTTGTTCCTGATCTGTAGGGACCTGTTCAGATTTTTTAAGTAAATCATTTTCAAACAACTCACGTGATGTCTCTAATGATACTAATCTTGAAGTCAGCTCTGTGTATGCAAACACACCCATTCCAACTAAAATTATTAATGACGCCACTGTTTTCATAGGCATCTGCACGGCAGCGGATTCAGATATATTTAATGGTTTATTATTCATTTATTTTTGGTTTGGGTAATGGTAATATTATTTTTTCCTCTGTCAAGTATTTGGGTATAACAAGCTTCTTTTTACCTGAATTTATGAATTTATCTCCCATTAAATTGATCTCTGGGTTCTCTTTTTTGTAATCATCTTTTAAATTATCCCAATGACTCTTATCATCTTCTGGTCTAGTAGTATCTCTTGTAGGAGTAATACCTCTACATTTCATAACTAACAATTTAAAATTTTCATTCTGTGCAAGGCTTGGGTTATTATTAACTCGACCACACATCTTCATTAGTTCTAATTGTTGTTTTAGTTTTACGTTTTCATTTATAGTTTTACAATCTACACCTAAATATTTTCTGTATGTGAAACTTA